TGAAAACTATTGAGGTTAGTAGCCTCCCAGGGTTCGAATCCCTGACCTTCCTTTGGTAGTTTCTGCCAACCTTACTGAAAGTGTTATTGATGCCTGTGGGGAGTCAATAATCACTGACAGTATTGTATCACCTTCTATCAGGGCATTGTTCTGATAGTCGTATGGGAAGTCCTCTAACACTTCCCACCTGGGAGATTAACTCAGTGGTAGAGTGCCTGCTTTACACGCAGTATGTCACTGGTTCGAATCCAGTATTTCCCACCACGGAACTTAGTTCAGTTTGGTAGAACGCTGCTTTTGGGAAGCAGAGGTCACAGGTTCGAATCCTGTAGTTCCGATTGGAGAATAAATAACTCCAACTCAATAGAGGTTTTGTTATGTCATTGATTTCACAAACAGATCGTCAAATGGTTATTGAGGCACTTGAATTTTATATTCAAGACATGAAAAAGAATAATTGTACTGAAGCATCAATCTATGCTTACAATACTCTTTTAAACTGGATCAATTTGGAATACTATAAGAATGATAATCAATCTGTGGTATAATGAGGGAATGAAACTGTGGAGATGGACACTAACAGATTCATCTCTTGAAATGCACGCAGGTAGTCAACCTGAATTGAGAAATGCTATGAATGACATAGCAAACACAGTTGAATACATCATCAAAGAGCAATCCCCTATAGCTCAACAGGCAGAGTAGGTGACTGTTAATCACTTGGTTCCTGGTTCGAATCCAGGTGGGGGAGTTTGCACATGTGGCGGAATTGGTATACGCGCTGGGTTTAGGTTCCAGTGGAGCAATCCATGAAGGTTCAAGTCCTTTCATGTGCATTGGGGGATTAGTTTAGTGGTAAAATGGGTGCTTTGCAAGCATCAGTCACCAGTTCGACTCTGGTATTCTCCATTTTCTAAATAATTCTAAGATGCCTTAATACAATGAGCAGATTCTTAGATTTAGTTAATAAAACATCAAAGATTGAGCAAGTAGAAGAAGTTAAAGAAGAACCAGTTGCTGAAGTTGTTGAAGAGCAACCTGCAGCACCTAAGAAGACCAGAAAGAGAACCAAAAAGTGATAACAATGTGCCAGTTGTAGATCTGGCACAATAAACTACTCAAGTGGTCAGACTCATGCTATGATTACTAGGTAATCAAATGAGATTCATGACCACTGCTTTTCTTGAGAACATTCAAATTGATGAGTTTGATTGTGTTGTCCCCAATGAAGCAATGTTTGATTTGTTCGAAGATGAATGGGATTCAATGACTGAAAGTGACATGGAAGAATGGATTCTTATTGAGGGTTGACATGACACATGAAGAAATGCTTGAAGAGGCAGCACGAAGAGAAGCAGCACTTAAAGCAGTAGATAAACTCTACGAAGAAAATGGTGATGCTATGAAACAACTAGCAGAGATTGAAACTCGCGAACATAAAACATTTGATGAACTCACACCAAATGAACGCATTGATGCTGCCATTGAGGAGATTTGGTGGTTAGTTAGAGGTGGGCAAGATGGTGAAGAGTATGCTAACTCTATTCTGTTTATTATTCGTGTATTGGAGAGTCTGAAAAATGATTAGTAAAACTTGGGATGTGATGAACAAGTTAGAAGAAGCATTTTCTGAGATTACTGCCATGGGTTTTATGTTAGAACAACTAACAGAAGCAATGGATAGTAATCAAATGGATGCTGCACATGACATTGCTCATGCACTAAATGCTTTCCTTCCAGTTTATACTGATAACTGGGACAAGAAGTTTAAGGTAGCATGGAATCATGTTGTGAATGAGGATTGAAATGACTGAAGAACAACAAGAACTGTATGACATTGTGGCAGACTGGTGGGATGATGTATTTGTAGCAGCATCCTATAAAGGTAAAGATGCTTCCCTAATTGATCTTGTCAATGCTATCATGGAGTGGAGAAATAGGGATGAGTATGTAGAAGATCCTTGGAATCTACGCCCACGTCAACCTATGATACCTGTGAAGAAACCTGATGTGTGACAGTTCAGCAAGTGCACACCAAATGCCCCATTGGGGCAGAATGTGTGCTATGATTACTCTGTAATCAATAAAACACATGGGAACTCGTAGTTTCATCACAATCAAGCACAAAGATAATACTTATTCTGGTGTGTATTGTCATTGGGATGGTTATCCTGAGTGGAATGGTGAGGTCCTGAAGAAAGATTATCAGGCACGCAGTAAGGTTGTTGATCTTATTGATGGTGGTGACATGTCATGTCTCAAGACTAAAACCACTTGGGAATCTACTTTCAAAGATGATGACTATACTAATACTCGTGAAGAACAACCTCTGTACTATTATGAGAGGGGTGAAACTGATAGTGATACAATCTATCCTAAACACTTCAAAACTCATCAGCAGATGTTTAAGTATGCCAAAGGTTGTGGGTGTGAATACATCTACACTTTTGATGATGTAGAACTAGACCAACCTTTCTGGTCTTTTTGTGGAGTTAATTGATGCAAACTAAAGTGAAACGTAAAATGGTAAATGTTGAACCTATTTCTAACAAAGCAAAGAATAGGTTTGCTAACATAATGGATAAACTGCATGGATGTCATGTAGAACAAGAGAATGATAAACAGATGTTTCTTGCATCTATCAATAAGCAATACTTCTTCTGGATTGATAAAGTAAATGATGCACACTGGAGGATTGTGAAATGATGATTGATAACTTTAAATTACTTGGTTTAATTGGTTTATCAATCTTAATTGGTGGCAGTGTTGGTTCTCTTGCTGGTTCACAGAGATCAGTGAACAATACACTGATACTTTGTAATCAGAAACCACATGAATGTAAGTTCAAGTATGACATTCTGATGTATGAAAAGGATGGCAGAGTTCCTTATGCTGATCCTACCAAAGTTCAACCTAAACCAGAGAAGAAATGACTGAAGACTTTGTGAGACTGAATCTTGATGAGTTGGATGCACTGAAGACAGCACTACAGTTGTTGTCAAAGAAGGAGCAGAAGATCATGGAGAGCACTGGTAAAGTAAGTCTGAGTGCATTGTATAACAAACTGCACAGCACTGTTGAACACATTGAGAGGACAGTTCAGGAAGTGGCACAGTAAATCCCCACTGTGCCCTTTTTTGTGCTATCATACTTGTATGAATAAAACACAGATGAACTTTGCAATCTCCAATCTTTCCAAGATCAAACCTAAATTGCGTACTCAAGGTAATGTGACTGGAAACTTTGGACGTCCTAAAACAAAGGCAGGTTCTCCTATTTCTGGTCTTGGTGTTACTAAAGCAAAAGTTGTGAAAGTTACTACTCCTGATGAATACCTGAAGAAAATGTATCAGGTGTTTGATACTACCACTGATCCCAAACTCAAGAAGTTTGCTTACACTGAGATTCGCAGGATTCTTGTTCAGCGTGGTGAGTGGTGATGACTATTCTTGTAGGTTATCTGGGCGCACTTGCCTTAGCACTCTTAATCAACTATACTCTTTGTTCTGTTAATCCAAGAGACGATGATCCTTAGTGGTTTAATGTGTGGCATTGCTACATTCTATGGTGTGGGTGATGGTTTTGCCTATCAAAGAACAGCAAATGGTGAAACAATGAACCCATACAGATGGACTGCTGCACATCCTTATTTGAAGATGGGCACAAGAATTAGAGTTACAAATCAAGATAATGGTAAGCAAGTTATTGTTAGGATCAATGATAGAGGTCCTTATTCACATGCAGATCTGGATCTAAGTTATGCAGCATTTGCACACATTCAATCAACCAAGAAAGGTAATGCTACAGTTTGTTGGAGAGTAATAGGATGAAGAAACTTTTACTAATTGCATCTATTCTTATGTCTGGTCCTGCATTTGCAACACCAGAGAAAACTTATAGACCATTTAGGTATGAAACTCCCTGCATGTTGGAGAGAGGTCTTGCAACCTATCCTGATACCTGTGTGGTGATTGAAACTAGGGAAAAGGGTGGAGCATTGCGTACTAGAAACATCTATTCTAACAAGCATGGTCTAACAATCAAAGGAAGATTTGATAAAGAACAAGGATACATGACTTGGGATAGTCATAATAAGTTTGAGTATAAATGGGAGTATAAGATTGGTGGTGTGAATGATCCTGGAGCATGGACTTATGTTATGCCTGGTTTCTTAGTACAAAATGTGTCATGGGATTGATGTTATGTGACACTTGTAGAACTGTCCACAATCACTTGCTTTTTCCTCTTTATTTTGCTATCATTACAAAGTAATCACAAGACCAATGAATTATAGTTCACTTCAAGACTACGAAAAGCAACTCAAAGATGTCAAGAAAAAGTATGACAAACTGAGCAAACAAATTCGTAGATGCAAATCAGAATACCAGTATGAAATCATGTGTGAAGACCTAGAAGATTGCAGGCAAGACATGATTGAACTGCAACTGCTTATCAGGGATTTGCGTCAACAAAAGAAACTTGCAGAAATTGACGTGATGTGACACATGTAGAACTGGCACTGTAAATGAGCACAGTGCCCACTTCCATGCTATCATGTATTCATGAACAAACTTGAAATGCAACTGCACCACATTAACAAAGAACCACTACAAGAATGGTTTGAAGATAGTTGTAACATGTGGACAAGTCATTATAGTTTTTTGTTGACTATTCCCTGGAACACTAAAGCAGATGAGGTGTGGTTCAAGGAACAAATTAACATGAATAAGTTGTATGATGTTTAATAGTATGTGGAAGGGAATCTTTCTCTGTGTGATTCTAGTTGTAGGTGATCCATTTGTTGTTCTCAAAGCACAAACACCAGATCACAAAGTGGCACAGTGCTCTACACAAACAGACTTCTGTGTGCTATAATTTTTACATCAACAGTTTAGGACAATGATTGACACTTGTAAATTGCATGATGATTTAGAAGATTTTGCATCTTATCTTGGTGTTGATTATGATGACTTCTATCAACTTGTCTACAGCATACCTGATGAAGATGAGTTTGATTATGTTAATGTAGGTCTCACTGATTGATGCTAAATAGGGGCATGTTGCCCCCTTATTGGGCACATAGCATAATGGATAATGCCACTGCCTTCTAAGCAGTTGAGTGGGGGTTCGAGTCCCTCTGTGCCTGTTAATTAAGTAGAACAATGACCACTCCAAATTGGATACACAACTCAGGCAAACAAAAGAATACTAAAGGCACCTGCAAAGGTAGAATCAAAGCACGCAAACAAGTTTTGAAAGTATTAAAGGATAAGTATAAAGTCAAATGAACAACTATTCACTTCAAACAGCAGCAGCATTTGAGAGACTTGAAGATGCTCTGAAGGGTAAAACTGAAGATGATCTACATGAATTGATTAGAGATCTTGAGTATTTGTTATACAGAGCAAAGGAGATTCAAGGTATTAGTGCATCAATGATTGATGGATCTGACTATGAACCAGTATCATACTGTGATGTCCCTGTGCGTAACTGATGTGCCAGTTGTAGAACTGGTCGCTACATTTACCGAAATGCCCAAATCCATGGTATGCTGTAAGCATGATGAAAAACACCACTTTGACCACTGAAAAAGTAATTGACAAGATTGAGCAGTTCTGTGATGTTCTGCGTACCAACTTTCAATCTTCTGCTATTGCTCGTCACAGAGAATACATTGCTAAGGGTGAGAATGTAGACTATCACAAAGAGCAAATTGATAAACTTTGCATGGGTGAAGGTGTTGATGACTACACTTATGTGAAGGGCAAAAAGTATGCTAAGATTGTGCATCTTTCTGGTCCTGCTAAACAACGCAGTGCCCATGCTTTTGTTGATTTGAATACTGGTGATGTGTACAAATCTGCATCCTGGCAATCACCTGCTAAAGGTGTCAGGTATAACCTGATGGATGAAAAGTCCTGTGAAGAGATGTACAAGCGTGCAGATTGGGCAGGAGGTTATCTCTACAAATGAACAAAACTTACATTTTCCTTGCAGTCATTGCTATCCTAGGGTATAACATGTTTCTGATCCAAAGAGATCAAAAAATGTTTAACAGTTATGATAACATGAACGCCAAAGAACATTATTGTTCTCAACTGAAAGTATGGCATCCTGATTGTAAAATAGAATAACCTTGTGACACTTGACAAACCGACACACACATGCTTGACTTTCTTGTAAATCTGTGGTATCATACTTGTATGAAAGATAAAATGATGCACCAATCCACTCTTGATCTCTTCTGTGACCATGCAGATGCACAAATGGCAGAAGAATACACTATGGAAATTGAAGCAAAAGCAGCAGAACTTGAGGTAACTGTTGACTATTACATGGCAGAGTTTCTCTGATAATTAACACCAACAAACAAACCTCAATCAACAACATTATGCAAACCAAAACCAAGTTTAATCACCTCAACCTGCCCATCCTTGCAGACATTCCTACTGAAACTGTAGATGGTTCTCGTCGTTATGTGGTGAATGGCAAACTGTTGCCTTCTGTCACCACTGTTACTTCCTATCAGAATCGCAAATCCATTGCAGAGTGGAGAGAACGTGTAGGTGAGGAAGTTGCAAATCAAATCAGTCAATTTGCATCAACCAATGGCACTAAGTTCCACAAACTTGTGGAAGATTATGTGAACAATGTGCAAGAGGATTATGATGCTGAGAAGTATGAAGTTGCACTGAAATTGTTCAATCAATTTCAACCACTTCTTGATGATGTGGATAACATTCACTATCAGGAATCTGCATTGTATTCTGAACAACTTGGTATTGCAGGTCGTGTAGATTGCATTGCAGAATACAATGGTAAATTGTCTGTAATTGACTTCAAGAGTTCTTCTAAACCAAAGTATGAATCTCAGATTCAGAACTATTTTGTTCAGGAGACAGGTTATGCACTCATGTATGAAGAAATGACTGGTCATAAAGTGGAACAAATTGTGACTCTCATTTCTTGTCATTCAGGTGAAACCCAAGTGTTCATCAAGAATCCACAAGATTATGTTGACACTCTCAAGCAGTACATTGTAGAATACAACAACAAATGACTGAGTGGAAGTGTACAATCA